CTTGTTCTATAAACCAATCTACAAAGTCTTCACAATCTTGAAGATGTAGCCTACTGTTAGACTTCAACCCAAGGTGAATATCTGTAAATACCGCCGCTTTCTTAAACATTCGTACTCCTGTTTTGTATATTATACTTGAAAAATTTGTCTAAGTCAAGTATTTTTTTACTTCTTTTGGATAGATTCCTTGGCTTCTTGTGTTTTTACACGATCCCACTCAGTAGATGCTTGTCTAGTGTAACTAGGATTCATATTATTCATCTCTAATATATCATCTCTGATATTTTGATTTCGCTTTTCAATATTAATAACTCTAACAAATGAATTTGTTACAGCCGCCGTATAATAAGCAAATGGATTATTAGATTTTGACTCATCAAATTGCAAACCAATCTGAGCAAGTTGTAGTATTGCTTGTCCTCTCATTTCATCATTATATGTATATCCACGAACGTTTCCTCTTGTTGCATATCTATCACATAATTTCATCCACATAAGGGCAAGTTTATTTGTAGCTTTGCCATGGTCTTTATTAAAAAATCCGTTTTCCATACCACCTTCCCAATGGCTTTTGCCTACACATACAAGTTGATCATTGTCATCAAACTTAAAATGCTGAAATGGAGGAAAGTTTAGTTTTACTCTATAATCTGCTGGTGTCTTAGGATTCTTTTTGCGTCCAGGTTCTTCAGGTATATGGTCAAAAGTCATTATTCTAAAGATAAGTTCGTCTTTTTGTATCTTTCTATAGTCAATTTCAAATTCAGCTAGTTTTACTCTTTTGCCTTCTGATTTGGCTTGTTCAAAGTTTTGTTGTTGTAGCCTTTTGGCTTTATTGCGTTTTGCTTCTGCAATAGTCCTAATATTAATTTTATCAATACTAGGCAGGATTATATCATATTGTCCATACTCAGTGTCAGTATAGCTACAGAATGTGGCTTTTGACTTGTGTATTTCTTTTAATATATCCTTGTTGTTTAGATAATTTACACGTTTATTCATATTTTCTCCGATTATTTGTTATATTATAAACTACTCTGTTAATTTTGTCAACTAAATAATGTATATAGGAGACAATTATTATGACAACTTTCTTCAAAGATGGAATCATATCTAAAGACGGTAAAAACATGGGTGTCAAAGTTCCGCCAGTAGGAACAAATGCGCCAGGGCAAAATGTAGCATCAGGAAATGTTCCTGGATTTGTTTCAGATGCAATAGCTGGAGCAAAAGATATAGGACAAGACATATTTGATGGAATAAGTGGTGGTGCTGAGGATCTTGTTTCTGGATTACGTGGTAAAAATTTGCCCGGAAAAGCTGGAGCTAATCCATTTGAAGCTAAATCACCTGCGACGTTTACTGCCGAGCTGGAAGAAAAAGATTGGCGTGTCAAATTGTCAGTTCCTAAATCAGTTGGCAATACTGGAGGAATGTTAAGTCCATTGTTTGTACAAAATGACGGACATATGGTCTTTCCGTACACACCAACTATTATTGTAAGTCACAGTGCAAACTATAACACAGTGTCCCCTATACATAATAATTATCCGTTCTTTGCTTATCAGAACTCACAAGTGGATGCAATGACAATAGTTGGACAATTTTATTGTCAAAATAGTTTAGAAGCTCAATATTGGACAGCATGTTTACATTATTTGAGAGTTATGACTAAGATGGATTATGGTGCTGTTAGTTCAGGAGCACCTCCGCCTATAGCAAAACTTAACGGCTACGGTGATTATGTATTCAATAATGTTCCTGTTATTATTCAAAACTTTACAGTTGACTTACCAAACGAAGTAGATTATATTGCTTGCGGATTTACACCTGGACAGATTGCCGCATATGATGATTATGGAAGTAGTCCAACGGCAGGACAAAGATTTGGCTGGGCTCCTTCAGAATCACAGTTTTCAATTACAGTTCAACCTATTTACAGTAGAGATAGTCAAACTAACTTTAGTTACAGAAATTTCATTAATGGTTCTGATCTTGGAAGAGGATATATTTAATGGCTAGTTACAGTCCATATTCAAAAACAAAAATTACTACAGAAGGTACATTAGGTATTTTAGCTATCAGACCTGTGCCAGCGTATAGTGAAGATCCGTTATATACAGTAGAACCGCAGTACACTCACAGACCAGATTTATTAGCATACGATATGTACGGAGATAAAAACCTTTGGTGGATATTTGCTCAAAGAAATCTAGATGTAATAGAAGATCCTGTCTACGACTTAGTTCCAGGATTACAGATTTACTTACCGGATCCGAGTCGTGTTAAAGAACACTTAGGAGAGTAACCTAATGGCAACATTCCGTACAGACCCAATTACAGGTCAAACTCTTATTAATAAAAATAATCAGGTTGGCAAAGATGGGTTTACTAACAATGAACGTGCAGGAGAATACGGAACAAGAAATCCTAACGGCAAGTCAAACGTAGCAAGTAAATTTAATCAAACTAAACCAAAAAATGAAGGAGATCCTGAAGAAGCCAAAAAGTTTATGCGTGCCTTTGGGATGAACGGATTAGCTGATTTTTACGAAGAACAAGGAGCGGCCGCAGAAAAAGGTGAAGTGCCTCCATTCTTTTCTTCTTACTTAGATAGTAGCGGAAACATAACAGGAATACCTACCGGAAGTAGCACACAAGGTACAAACAATTATTTTAGATCTAGCAACACACAAGATACAGCTACAGTAGGCGATGCAAACAATGAAGACTATGTACAAACAATTGAACCAAAAAGAGAAAGAGGAAATACTCCTTTACCTTTAGCAAATGTTTTAGAACAGTTTGCAACTTACAACAATATATTTTCATTTGGTTGTATTAGTCCACAAGAATTAAATTATCCTGACGAAACTTATAGGAAAACCGGAATTAGAGGCGGACAAATGGTTTTTAGATCAGGTGCAGGATTAAAATCAAATAAGAAACCAAGAACAGGAGCAGAGCAAGATTATAATGTAGATACACAATACTTTATTGATAATGTAGAAATCGATACTTATATTGCTCCAAACAAAAAAAGTAGACAGACAAATTTCTTTCAAATAAAGTTTGAAATTAGAGAACCTTATAGTATGGGTCAATTATTTCAAACAATGCAATTATGTGCTATGAATGCAGGATATAAAAATTATTCTGAAGCACCTTGGTTATTGCATATAATGTTTGTTGGTTGGAAGGACATGGAAAGTCAGAAGCCGACAGCACCTTTTGCACAAAAATTATTGCCATTAAAAATTGTTACAGTAGACTTTGAAGTAGACACAGAAGGTTCTAGATATAACTTTTTATGTAGTGCATTTAATGATGAAGCGTTTAATGACACTACTCAATCAATACCAACTGATTTGTCGGTATCAGGAAACACTTTAGAGGAAATATGTCAAAGCGGTTTTGATAGTGTTGCTACTCATCTTAACACACATTATTTGAAAGCACAAGCTAATGATAAAGTTAAGCATGAAATAGATGAATATATTATTGCCTTTCCAACCGAGTTATCGAGTGCTAAAAAAGCTGAATTATACAAGTCAGACAGCAAAGGTGAACAAGCCGCAACCACAGGAGATTGGACACTAAAAGATATTAACTACGACGATGCAATATCTACAGTAGGACAAAAGGATGCAACTTTTACTAGAGTATATGCAGGTGGTCCCCCAAATCGAAATGTATACATGGGAGATGAACATTCAAAGAAAGAATTTATTGATGGCAGACTAGGTTACAGTGTAAAGCGTAGTAATTTAAGTGAAGCAATTAAGAAAGTTATTTCAAATAAAGAATCAATCAGGGACGGAGGAAATCCAGGTGGCCTTTCAGGAGTTAATCCTATTGGTATGTCTAAAGTAGATCCTGAAGAACCATTAGGTGGCGGGGATAGTCCTTTTGCTCAAACAAGTTTCGTCTACAATGAAACATCGAATAATTTTCAAAGAGGATCTACAGGAATTGATCCAAATAAACGGACTATACAATTTAGAGCAGGAACAAAGATACAAAGAATAATTGAAGAACTAGTATTAATAAGTTCATACGGTCAATCATTATTATCACAAGAACCAGATGAGTTTGGAAATTTAAATTGGTTTGCTATAAATGCAGAACTATTTATTGTACAAGATGAAGAAGCAGAAAAGAAAATTGGCAGGATGCCAAGAATATATGTTTACAACGTTCATCCGCGTAAAGCCCATATTTCAGAGTTTCAGCTTCCTAATGAAGCACCTAAAGGTTATAACGAATTAATCAAACAAGCACCTAAAGCATACAATTATATGTACACAGGTTTAAACAAAGATATACTTGACTTTGAAATAAGATTAGACAATACTTTTTATGCATCTATTACTCCTGATAGAGGTAACAATAAAGCAAGTAATAGTGCTTCAGAAAGAGGAGATAGTGATCCTAATTTTGAAGTAGGAGTAGGAGGCAATAAAGGAACAGATACAACTATGTTGGCTGATGCAAAAACATTAGCAACACAGCTTAGTAGTGATGTTACACCTTTGTCTGCAGGAGCAATAGCTGAGAACGCAAGAATACAAGTAGCAAGATCTTTTAATGATGCAATAGTTAACAGTGAAGCTGATATGATAAGTTTAAATTTAAAAATATTAGGCGATCCTTATTATATTGCGGATAGTGGCACAGGTAATTATAATGCTGAACGAACATCATACATTAATATAAATGCAGACGGTTCAATTGATCATCAGACGAGTGATGTAGACATTATGTTACAATTTACAACACCTATAGATGTAAATCCAGCCGCAGGCAATTATCTCATGGACGGAAGAATTATAGGAGTTAGTAATTTTAGCGGACTCTACAGAGTTATTAGTGTTGCAAATAGGTTTGAAGGCAATATGTTTACACAAGATTTACAATTAGTAAAACGCACAAATTATGATAAAAAAGATGAGGGTGAAGATAATACTGCTAAGAAATTTGAGCCATCAAAAGAATGGGTCAAACAAGCGGCCGCAGTTGAAGCATTGTACAGTAAAGATTCCGATGAATATAGATATATGATTGCCAAAAAAGATGGCGTAGTTTACACAAATGAATTAAGCGGATTGACAGGAGGAAAAGCATCAGATACAGAATACCTTGCAAAACTTCAAGCAAATATTAAAGCCGCAGAAGATAAAGGATCTAAACCAGTAGTGTACGAAGATAGAATTTTACGAATAGCAAACCAAGGAGCTCCGCCACCATCTGAATCAGTCAGGGACGGAGGAAATCCAGGCGGCACTGCAACAACAGGAAGTTCATCAAGCTCATCGAGCTCAAAATCTAGTAGCTCAACTGCTACAAGTACAGGTTACGTAGATGAAAGAGGACTTTGGGTACCATACGGAATAGGAAAGTAAATGGACGATAAACAATTAAAAGCAGGTGGACAAACAAAACGGTCAGCAGGTGCTGGCGGTGGACGTATGTCGCCAGGTCCGTATATTGCAAAAGTAATAAGTCATTTAGATACCAAAAGGCAAGGAGCATTAAAAGTTCAATTACTTACTGATGCAATATCAGGAAATGATAACAAAGCTGACGGACAATTATTTACTGTAAGATATTGTATGCCTTTTTATGGAGTAACAAATGTAGAAAGTAATCAAAAAAATAATGATTACTATTCAAGTCAACAGAGTTATGGTTTTTGGGCAGTGCCACCTGATCCGGGTACAAAGGTACTTGTTATATTTGCAGAAGGATTACCAAACCAAGGCTATTGGATAGGTTGTATACAAGACGAATACATGAACTTTATGGTTCCTGGCGGATACCCCTCTGACAAAGGAGACAATATAATACAAAATACTTTGCCAGATGATTTAAAAAATCTGCCTTTGCCTGTAGGTGAGTTCAATAAAAAATTAAGAGATTCGAAAAAAAGTAATAATCCAGATAGATTTCCACGTCCACATAATCCTATGATGTCTAGAGTATTAGCAACACAAGGATTACAAGAAGATATTGTGAGAGGACTAACATCTACATCATCTAGACGAGATATACCTAACACAGTGTATGGTTGGAATACACCAGGACCTTTAGATAAACGTCCAGGAAAGCCAAAAGGAAAATATGGAGAATTTGGTCAAGAAAAAGACATATACAGAAGCAGACTAGGTGGCTCAGCATTTACTATGGATGACGGAGATCCTACATTGTTAAGAGAAGCACCAGCTACTCAAGTAGGTGCAGTATATTATGACATTGAAACTACTCCGAGAAATGTTTCTAAGGCAGATGTAACACTACCATTTAATGAACATATCAAACTTAAAACTAGAACAGGTCATCAGATATTATTACATAATACTGAAGATTTAATTTATATAGGTAACGCACAAGGTAGTGCTTGGATTGAACTTACAGGTAACGGCAAAATAGATGTATATGCTAGTGATAGTATTAATATAAGAACTGAAACAGATCTCAATATTACAGCAGACAGAGATATAAACATAAGATCAGGAAGAGACTTTAACTTAACGACAGGTAGAGATAAAAAAGTACAAGTGGGTAACAACAATGACGTTATTATATCAAACAATGATACTAAAAATGTTGGAGTTAACCAAGATCTAAGAGTAAGTGGCGCTAGACAAAAAGCAATCGGCGAGGACGAAGATGTGCAAATTGCTGGAACACAAAGATCAACGATATCCGGAGATTATAATTTACAAGTTAGTAAAGATGGACACATTGCTATAAACGCAAACTTCCACAGTAAAGTAGTAGGTGATTATAGACAAACAATAAATGGTGCATATAACTTGAATACACTTGGCGAAAACAAATTGACCAGTTATCAAAGCACACAAATTAAAAGTTTTCTTAACAACAAATTTGATGCAAGCACTGGAAACACAGAAATAAAATCAGGAATCAATCATCTTGAAACAGCAGGTAACCATATTCATATGAATAGTACAATACCAGCAACATCTGCAGATACAGCAGACGTAATAGGCGATACGTTTACTAAACCAGCAACAGGTAATTCTCTTGACGATGCAGATGAAGTACGTGATAAAGACAATCAAATTATTAATGATGCTGACGGCAACCCATTAAGAGTTACAGCAGACGCAACAAGAGCAGGCGAAGCCGCAGAAGCGGCCACTCCAAGACGTGTTCCGTTACACGAACCTTGGGCTGGACACGAAAATTATAATCCATCAGGACATACTCCGGGAGTTACAGAAAGTATTATTCAATCATCTCCTTCCTTAAGACAATCATCACCAACATTGGAAAAAGAATCAGATATGCCTGAACGTAACAGCACCTCTGGTGTGTTTAGAGCAGGAGACTCAGATCCAAAAGTTGTTGATATAGACAAAGTATTCAAAAGCAACGATGATGGAAAAGTTGGAACACAGCCAGCAGAGCCAATATCAAGAACAGAGTCTAAAAGATTTTTCTTAAGCGAACTTATAAAAGGACTAGGACTTGATCCTGTTGAAGCATTAAAAAGCGGAGCAGAAGGTGGAGCAGGTGAAGCCTTAGGTATGGCTGTAGCACAAATACAAGCTGAAAGTCGTTTTGAACCTCGAAGCGAGAATTTAAATTACAGTGCAAAAGGTTTAAGAGCTACATTTAAAATGTTTAGAAAGCCTGGCGGCCGTGCATTATCAGAACAGTTGCATAGAAAGCCTGTAGAAATAGGAAGTGTTGTGTATGGTAGCAGAATGGGTAATGGCGGACCAGAAACAGGTGACGGCTGGAGATATAGAGGACGTGGACTAATCCAATTAACCGGCACAGACAATTACAAATTGTACGGCGGATTCGCTGGAGTAGATATTTACAAAAATCCAGAACTAGCAAATGATCCAAAAATTGCTTGTAAACTCGCAGTAGCTTATTTGACCAAAGGGCCTAAGGCAGGTTTTATAACTTGGACTGATACTAACTTTACATCTTTAGGAAAACAATTTAGAAATGCTATAGGATACGCAGATCCAAGCGGTAGTAAAACAATAGAAAGAACTAAGTCCGGTAGAGGTTTTTGGCAACAAATTAAAAATGGTGATCTAACACCATTAGCTGATGTAACACCACCACAAGCTATTGATAACGGCAATGGAGTGACAAAGGTACAGTAATGCATGAATTTGTTATAATGATAGATGGAAAACTTCAAACATTTAATAACTATGAAGATATACCTAATAAGTTTGATCATGTTATTAAATTTAGACCTCATGTTCCTGAAGGTCCTCACACAGAAGAACAACACGAAGAAATTGAACAATGGAATACAAAATTACAAAGATTAATGGAGATTGAACGTGCCAGCAGTATGTAGAGGTGATAGCGTTGACGAAGATGTATCACATTGCTCCACTCCTTTTAGAGATGAGTGTAGTAGTGATGTATTTGTGAATGGAACAGGAGTATCTCGACAAGACGATAAAAACACGACTCACGATGTTCCACCAGCACCGTGTGGTACACATGCACAGCCTATTACAACAGGAAGTACAGAAGTTTTTATAAATGGTAAGGGTTGCGGCCGTGTCGGAGATGCTATTACAGATTGTACAAGCGTTTCAACAGGAAGCGAAACAGTTTTCGCCGGTCCTTAATGAAAGGTAAATATTAATATGGCAGACTTATACAAAACAATTAAAGTAACTCCTAGAAAAGAGAAAAAGCCTCCTATCAAGCAAAAAGCATATAGGGGATTCAGCACAGTAAATCCTGAAAACAATTCTTTTCAACAGTTTGATATTGCTTTGATTAAGCAAAATTTATTAAATCATCTTAATATACGTCAGGGAGAAAAGTTATCTGACCCTACATTTGGTTGTATAATTTGGGATGCCTTATACGAACCACTTACAACAAGACTCAAAGAAGCTATTACAACTAATGTTACTAATATTGTAAATTTTGATCCTAGAACTCGTGCATCTAGCGTTCAAGTTTCTGAATATGAAAGCGGATTACAGATTGAATGTACACTTACTTATTTGGACTATAATATAAGCGAAAATTTGAAAATGCAGTTTGATAAAAACATTGGGTTGTCGTGATAGAATTAACTACTAGTATTATCATTTGTAATAAATACTGTAGCATTTAAAGAAGGATAATCGATGTCATCAACAGACAGACAAAATAGACTGCTTTTAGCAGAAGATTGGCAAAAAGTATACCAAAGTTATCGTAACGCTGAGTTCCGTAGTTATGACTTTGACACACTTAGACGGGCTATGATTACCTATCTAAGAAACAACTACCCAGAAGACTTCAATGATTATGTTGATACATCAGAATATCTTGCACTAATTGATATGATTGCCTTTTTAGGGCAAAATATCAGTTACAGAGTTGACCTAAATGCAAGAGAAAATTTCTTAGAACTAGCTGAACGAAGAGAGTCAGTGCTACGTCTAGCACGTATGCTATCATATAATCCTAGACGTAACCAAGCGGCAAACGGACTTATTAAATTTGAAAGTGTAAGCACTACTGAGTCTATAGTAGACAGTAATGGAAACAACCTTACAGGACAAACTATTATTTGGAACGATCCTAGTAATGCTAATTGGGCAGAACAATTTAGACGTGTGCTTAATGCATCATTACCTCAAAACGGAACTGTAGGCAAACCTGCTAAATCAAAAATTATAAACGGTGTACTTACACAGCAGTATAGATTTAATAGTGGTGGTACAGATGTTCCTGTATTTGGCTTTACAAAGTCAGTGAACGGATTACCTACACAATTTGAAATGGTATCTACAGGAATTGATGAAGAGTTTAATGTTATACAAGAAGAAAATCCAGTACCAGGAACAAGTTTAGCATTTTTATATAGAGAAGATGGTAGAGGTTCAGGAAGTTCTAACACAGGATACTTTTTACATTTTAGACAAGGTCAATTAAAATCTAATGTATTCAACGTAAACAGTCCTAGCTCAAATCAAAAAATTGCTGTAGAAGCACAAAACATAAACGATTCAGACGTATGGTTATATTCTTTAGATCAGAATGGGGTTGCAGATAGAATTTGGACCAAAGTAAGTTCATTAGAAGGCAACAATGCAATTTATAACAGCCTTAACAAAAGAATAAGAGATTTTTACGTTGTACAAACAAGAGCAAACGACGAAATAAGTTTAGTATTTGCAGACGGAACTTTTGGTAACCTACCAGCAGGAACATTTAGAGTTTATTACAGAACAAGTGCTAACAGAATTATGTCAATAAATCCAAATGAACTTACTGGCATAACATTTACATTACCATATACAAGTAAAGCAGGCACGACAGAAACTTTGACCATAGGTGTTGAATTAAAGACTCCTGTTACAAATGCAACTACAAGTGAGTCAACAGCTAATATAAGAACAAACGCTCCTCAAACATATTACACACAAAACAGAATGATTACTGGTGAGGATTATAATATTGTTCCGTTGACTAGTAACCAAGAAATTATAAAAGTAAAATCAACAAATAGAACAACAAGTGGTATTAGTAGATATTTTGATTTGAAAGATGCTACTGGAAAATATTCAAGCACAAATTTATATGGTTCAGACGGTGTGTTATACAGAGAACCTTATGAAAGCAAAACATCATTTAGTTTTTCAACTCAAACTGATATTGAAGGTGCAATAGAAAATACAGTATTACCAATAATACAAAGTAGAGCAATAAGTAATTTTTACTTTGGTAATTATGCTAAAATTATTGTAAGTGATCTTAATGCTAGATGGAAACAATCTAGCAAAACTACAAATAGCTCTTCAGGACTGTTGAACAATATAAGTGACATCCCTTATCAAGTAGGTACATTTACAGGCGGTTCATTAAAATATTTAGAAGCAGGTGCATTGCTTAAATTTAAATCTCCAGCAGGATTTTACTTTATAGGTGAAGGCGAATTGACTAGTGACAGCAAAGCTAAAGGTGCAAGTGATTATAAATGGGTAAAAGTAATTAGTGTAGACGGTGCAGGAACAAGTGTAGACAGTGTAACTGGACAAGGTCCTATTGTGTTTAACGAAATACTTCCTTCAAATAGTGTTCTAGAAGAAGTGAAACCTAAAATTGTAAAAGATATTTCTGCAGATGTAAGATCACAAATTATTGATCAAGTTTTTGCATATAAAACATTTGCTTTAAGATATGATCAAGTAACAAGAGCTTGGAGAGTAATTATAAACGAGAACCTTAATACTGTTGATGTGTTTAGTAATGGTAAAACTGGTGATGTTACTAACAACCAGTTAGACTCTAGTTGGCTTATTTTATTTCAAACAAATGGAGAAAAATATACAGTAACAAATAGAGGACTTCGTTATATCTTTGAAAGCGATAAAGAATTAAGTTTTTATTTTGATGGACAAAATAAAATTTATGATTCACAGACTGGGCAACTTGTAAAAGACAAAGTTGCAATAATGAATTTTAACACCAAACCAGATTCGTTAGAAGCATTTAATAATGATGTAAATTGGGAAATTGTAAAAGAATTTAGAAATGCAGATGGATATGTAAACAGTAAAAAAGTTGAAGTAAGTTTCTTTGATAATAACGAAGACGGAAGCGTTGATGATCCAGATATTTTTGATAATGTTGTTGATCCATTAACAAATAGTACAGCAAAATATATATTTTTAAAGAAAGAATCTTCAGATCAAGGATTTAGTAAATTTAATTATTATAGCCAGGGTAGCACAATAAAAATTGTTTCTACGGAAACAGAAATTGGTGCTTACAGCCAATACACTGACGGTAAAGTTTTTTATATCATCGATAATGATAACTTCAAAATTTTAAACAATAGTGTGCTAAGTGTTACTGCTGATTATAAAGCATATGTTGGTAGATCAGATCTTAAATTTCAGTATGTACACAGTGCAGACGAAGGTAACAGAATAGATCCTAGTGCAAGTAACATAATAGATATCTATCTTCTTACAAAGTCTTATGATACAAATTTTAGAAAATACATTAGAGGCGAAACTAACACTATGCCATTACCACCAAGCACTGATGAATTATTTCAAAATTATGGAACAAAGATTGCTTTATATAAATCAATAAGTGATGAAGTTATATATCATCCTGTTTTATATAAACCTTTGTTTGGAATACATGCACAAGATAATTTACAAGCAACTATTAAAATTGTTAAAAATGGCGGAGAAGTAGTTAATAATAACGAACTTAAAACAAATGTTATTAATGCTGTAAATAGATTCTTTTCATTACAAAACTGGGACTTTGGCGAAACATTTCATTTTACAGAACTAGCAACTTATGTAATGAACGAAGTAGCACCAGATGTTGTTAATATCTTACTAGTACCTAAACAAGCCACTCAAGGCTTTGGTAGTTTGTACGAAGTAAAATCAGAAAACAACGAAATCTTCATTAATGACGCAACAGTTGATGATGTGGAAATTATTGATAGTGTTACAGCTTCAAGAATACAAGCTTCGGGCAAGGTTGTAACAGCAACTGGTACAACAAATACAGGTATTAAGAGTCAAGCCTTAAGCACAGCAGGCACAACTACTACAACAAGCACAGGAACCACAACAACTACCACTACTACTGCAACAACTACAAGCAGTTCAGGCAGTAGCTCAGGAGGCGGCCAATATTCAGGTGGCGGTGGATCGTCAAGCGGTGGCGGTGGATCGTCAAGCGGTGGCGGTGGGTCTTCCGGTGGAGGAGGATCTAGCGGTGGAGGAGGTAGTTCCGGCGGCGGCGGAGGCTATGGATACTAATGGCACAAGATGAAAGTCCAATTCCAGTAGGCGGAAACGAAAAAAGAAAATCAGCTGATTTATTACCCAGGTACTTTAGAACTACAGCCAACAAAAAGTTTCTAACAAGTACTCTTGATCAATTGATGCAACCAGGCGTCATTGAAAAAGTAGATGGATTTATAGGGCGTAGAGATGCAAAAGCATTCAAAGCATCAGATAATTATATCGCAGATGTTTCACCTGATAGAGAAAATTATCAATTAGAACCTGTTGCAACTATAACAAATAACTTAGGTAATGTAACTTTCTACAGAGATTATAGAGATTATATAAATGCATCTAAAATAAGAAATGCAGATAACATAGACCATAGCAAATATAGTTCACAAGAATATTATGCATGGGATCCACATATTAATTGGGATAAGTTTGTAAATTTTAGAGAATACTATTGGTTACCTTCTGGTCCTAATGAAATACCAGTCTACGGAACAGCTACAAACATCGTTAGTACTTTTGCAGTCAAGCGTCAAGATAATGTTGATAATAACAGTTATATTTTTAGTGAAGAAAACAAAGTAAGCAATCCTACCTTAACTTTATACAGAGGACAAACATACAACTTTGATATTGATGCAGTAGATATGCCTTTCAGTATTAGAACAAGCACTGATATTGACTCTGATGCAAACTTATACAATACAGGAGTTAGTCAACAAAAAGTAGAACAAGGCACAATTACTTGGCAAATAGATTTAGAATCTCCTGATATTTTATATTACACAAACGGTAATGACCTAGAAGCAAGCGGACTTATTATTATAAAAGATATTAGAGATGCTTCAGAGCTCAATGTAGGAACTGATATTGTTGGTAAAAAAACATATACTATGCAAAATGGTTATGAATTAACTAACGGTATGAAAGTAAAATTTTACGGAAAAATTACACCAGAAAAATATGGCGAAGGCAATTGGTATGTAGAAGGGGTTGGAGAATCAATAAAATTAATATCAGAATCTGATCTTGTTATTACTGCTGATTATTTGACAGATGTTTCTACAGAGTTTGACGGACAAGGATTTAGTTCATTACCTTTTGACGATGCAACTTCTTATGCAATTTTAAAAGACTACATTGTTATTAACAGAGCATCCAAAGACGGTAACCAATGGTCACGTTATAATAAATGGACACATAAAAGTGTTATAGAAAATATTGCAAAGATTAATAATGTTCCGGTTGTTTTAGATCAAAACTATAGAGCTACTAGACCTATTATAGAATTTGATGCTGGTTTAAAACTTTACAATTTTGGAACACAATCAAAAACAGCAGTTGACCTAGTTGATACTGTAACCAAAGATGTATTTTCTGATATAGAAGGACAAGTTGGTTACTTTGTAGACGGAGTAGAGTTAGTGTCTGGTATGCGTGTTTTATTCACAGCAGATCCAGATAGTTTTGTAGCAGGAAAAATTTATGAAGTAAACTTTATAAGTCAAAACGGAAGTCAACAATTAGCCCTAAAAGAAACTACTGATTCTGTACCACAAACAGATGAAACAGTTTTAATTAAATCAGGTACAAAGTTCAAAGGTAAACTTTTCTATTATAATGGTACTACTTGGAGACAAACACAGGATAAAACTAAAGTAAATCAACAACCATTATTTGATTTGTATAATGATTCAGGTGCACAATTATCTACATTAGAATCAAGCACTTTTGCAGGAAATAAAATTTTTAGTTATAAAGTTGGTACAGGAAATAACGACACAGAATTAGGCTTTCCTTTAAGTTACAGAACTATTGAAAATAGTGGTGACATTGTATTTGATTTTAACTTGTTGTTAGATACATACCAGTACGATGAACTTACTGATGTATTAAATGTTAGTACAGATACAGCATTATTAAGAAAATATACTGACAGAACAAACTTTACAAATGTTTCGGGCTGGACGAAAGCACCAAATAAATCTATACAACCTGTAGTTAAACAAATTACTGTTGGTCAAAGAACAAACAATTTTATTGTTGATGTATATACAAACAGCGGAGATTTAAATGACTTAGTTGTTAAAGTTTATGTAAACAGTAATCGTAAGCGTGACGGCGTTGACTATACAATTAATAGAGTAAACGGTTATGCTTATGTAACATTTGACACTGAATTAAATGCAGATGATAAATTAGTTTTAAAAACAACGTCAAGTGCTCCTAAAAGAAACGGCATAGGATTTTATGAATTTCCAATAAATTTTGAAAAAAATCCACAAAATGAAAATGTAACAACATTTACATTAGGTGAAGTTTTGGATCATGTTGATAGTATAGTTGATAATGTAAACGGATTTGTAGGAACATTCCCAGGTGTAAGTAATCTAAGAGACATCGGAAATGCATCACAGTATGGTTTAAAATTTGTACAACACAGTGGACCTATCAATCTTGCATTGTTTAATTTGACAGATAAAGATTATGACGCTATTGAGGCTTTAAAATATTCCGGTTTTGAATATATTAAATTTAAAAAAGAGTTTCTAAGATTAGCAAATGAACTAGGATTCGAAGGCGTTGATAAAATACATGTTGATAAAGTTTTATTTGAATTAAACAAAAATAAAAATAATACTGATCCGTTTTACTTTAGTGATATGTTACCACATGGTGGAGATACTAAAGTTACACATAATATTGAAGATTCATCACAGACAATTTTTAGTCTTATTAGAGGAATTGATTTTACAGCGTTATCAGATAAGGCTGTGTTAGTATACTTAAATGAAAAACAATTAATTTTAGATAAAGATTATACCGTAAGCACAGACGGATTTTTAACTTTGTTGAACCCACCAACAGCAGGTGATATTTTAGATGTTTACGAATACATAACTACAGATGGTTGTTGGATACCTCCTACACCAACTAAACTTGGTTTATATCCAAAGTTCACTCCAGAGATATTTTTAGACGACACATATTTAGACACTCCAACAGATACAACTGGCCCTTGGAAAATTTACGGTAGAGATGTTACAACTAATAAAAGTTACAAAGGGAAACTAGGTTGGTTTTATCCGTTGTTCACAGATGAAGTTTCTGCACAACAAGAAGATTTAAGAAGCGGCGGGAACGGAACTGCACATACTCATGTTTTTGCAGGCTCTAATGAAAAGTTTTATATGCCTAGCGGCAGTGGTGGAATGAATCATGCTACAAATGATACACAGCTAATAGAAGAATATCCAAACTCAAGACCGATGTTACAAGGTCACGACGGAAGTTTATGGAGATGTTTTGGAGATTTTAGAGATAATTTATTATTAGATATTGAAAAAAGAATTTACAATAATATTAAATTACAATATGACGAAAACGTTTTAGACATTGCAGACTACGTCAACAGTAAAAGTAGGAATACTAGTTTTACAAGAAGACAAATTTCTAAAACAATGATCGCAGAATTTAACAGCTGGTTAGAAACTGTAGGTGTTCCTGATTATGTAGCAAATAATTATTATAGACCCGGAGACGGATTTACATATAACTATGGATCAGCAAGTGATCCATATAATCAACCTTTGACAGGTTTTTGGAGATCAATTTATAAAGATTTTTATAACACAGATAGACCTCATAGTCATCCTTGGGAAATACTAGGGTTCAAAGAAAAGCCTACATGGTTTGACACTGAATATGGACCTGCTCCATATACAAGTAATAACTTGTTACTTTGGGAAGATTTAAGTAAAGGTATTGTTAGAGGAGATGAAGGCTCTAAAGTAACGTATAGAAATAAATTTAAAAATGAAGATATTTTAAAATATATTCCTGTAGACGAAAATGGTAACTTGTTACCACCAAATGAAACAGGATATACTAGAGGTAATATTCCTACGACATATACTAACGACTTTGCTTTTGGAGACGAAGGACCTGTAGAAACTGCTTGGAGAAGAAGCTCACACTTTCCATTCAGTTTAATGATATCTTGGGCACTAAACCAACCTGCACAGTTTTTTGGTTTAGCATTTGATAGAAGTAGAATAGTCCGTAATACAGCTGGTCAATTAGTATACAAAGATACTAGCAAAAGAATTGAATTAAATCAACTTATATTTCCTAATAGTGCAACAGATTCACAAAGAGTTTATACAGCAGGAATAGTCAATTATATTCAAGGATACCTTGCAGGTAATGATACTTTACGTTTTAGAGACTTTAAAAATAATATTGTAGCCGTCCAAAACAAATTAGGTTGTAAACTAGCAGGATTTACACAGAAAGAAAAGTTTAGATTAATATTAGATTCAAGGACACCTACAAATGAAGGTAATGTTTTTGTACCAGACGAAAACTATTCTATACATTTAACTAAAAGTATTCCTGTAGATGTTTTTGCATATAGCGGAATAATTATTGAAATTACGCCTTCTGGTTATGTAGTAAAAGGTTATGATAAAGATAATCCTGTGTTTAAGTATTATCCTGTAAGACGTAAAAACAGTGATCAAGTTATAAACGTTGGAGGCATAAGCGAAAACTTCCTAACATGGACTTCAGGTAAAACATACGAAGCTGGACAAATAGTTGAATTATCAGACTCTTATTATAGAGTAAAAATAAGTCACACTTCAGGAGAAGGCTTTAACCAGGATAATTTTCAGAAGTTAGCTGAACTACCACAAGAAGGCGGAGCAACAGCACAAATTTCTACAAACTTTGATAAAACTCTAAATGAAATGCCTTACGGGACGCTATTAAGGGACAAGCAAGATGTAGTAGATCTAATGATGGGTTATCAAGAATACTTACAAAAAGTTGGTTTTAAATTTGATAATTTTAATCAAGACATAGAAGAAATTGAAAACTGGAGATTAAGTGCCAAAGAATTCCTATTTTGGACAACACAGAATTGGGAATCAGGAACTATTCTTACAGTAAGCCCTAGTGCTAGACAAATAGAATTTTATAGGCAAAATGTTGTTGTTGATGATATTTACGATAATTTTTATGACTACAGTTTGCTTAAAGCAGATGGTAAACGACTACTTGCTGATTTTGCAACAACACAAAGAGACAACACAAATGAATTTGGAATATATGTAAAAAATACTGAAGACGGAATCTTCCATCTTAAGATTCCGGTTATACAGCATGAACATGTTCTGCTAATAGATAATAAAACAGTTTTTGGAGATGTAATTTATAACAGAGCCCAAGGTTACAGGCAAGAAAGAATAAAAGTAAAAGGATATAGATCAGATGAATGGAATGGATCATATAACATACCTGGTTTTATTTTCGATGATGCAGTAGCAACAGAATGGGTAAGTTGGCAAGATTATCCTATAGGTGCATTAGTAAAATATAAACAATATTTTTATGTAGCACAAACTAAAGTAGTAGGCACTGAAACATTTAACGATAGAGCATTTGTAAGATTAAATGATAAGCCAGTACAACAGCTTCTTCCAAATTTAGATTACAAAGCAAAACAGTTTGCAGATTATTACGATTTAGATTCTGATAATTTTGATATAGAGCAACAGAAACTTGCACAACATTTGACAGGATATCAAAAGCGTAAATATCTTGAAAATATTATCAATGACGATGTTTCACAGTATAAGTTTTATCAAGGTGCTATACAAGACAAAGGTACTAAAAATGTCTTAACAAAATTATTTGATAAATTAGGAAGTGCAACAAAAGATAGTTTAGAATTTTTTGAAGAGTGGGCAGTAAGAGTAGGACGTTACGGATCAACAGAAGGTGACGATCAGTTCGATATTGTATTTGATGAACAAAAGTATAGACAAGAACCACAGCAAGTACAATTAGTTGATGTAATTAATCCCAAGGACACAAGTTTAATTTATAAATTAGATAGGAACGGCATCTATGTTAAATCAAAAAATTATGATCACAAACCGTTCCCGACAAAATATTTCAATGATGATAACAGTTTTACAAAAACAGCAGGGTATGTAAATCCTTCCGATGTAGCATTATCACTTCTAAGTTACAATGATTTGCTTACTCAGACTAATCTTGCAACAAATAGTTATATTTGGACAGCAACAGATAAAAGTACACAAACTTGGGGAGTTTATAAACTTGTTGCTACTGATTTAAGAATTACAAACTATACTGCAACTAATGCTGGCTTGTTTACAGTAACTTGTGACAAAGTAGCAGATTTTGCTAAAGGTGATATAATAGGTTTAAATGATATTGATGATGCGACTGATGGGTACTATAAAGTAGATAGCACTTCTCTAAATTCTATCGTGTTAGAATCTGTAGAAGATGAAGATATTGAAGATCCGGAAGATGGCGTTGAAATAAATGGCTATGTAACAAAATTTGAAACTGCAAGATTACCTAATTTGAAAGATGCTAATGATAGTCTAGGTGTTAGTAACCTTAACAATACTTTATGGGTAGACGATGATGACACAGGGCAATGGTTAACTTTAAGTAACAGAGAAGTATTTGAATTAAAACCAAACATTATAAACACTTCTGCAGGAATATTAGATTCAACAGAAAAAGATTTTGGTACAGCATTTAGTGTCACAAGCAATAATAATCGCATAGCAATTACTGCTCCTAAAGATCTTAACGGAAGCGTATATATTTTCCAAAGACCTAGTGACAATAATGAATTTGGATTTTTACAACAAATAGACGAACAAGCATTCTTGTTTGATTCAAATGGAGGATTTGGCCAAAGTGTAGCAGTCAGTCCAGATGGAAAATATTTAGCAGTAGGATCGCCACATGCATCAAATGTAAAAAGCAAACTGAGAGGTGATTATAACAATAAGGTTGCATACGTTCAAGGTGATATTGTTTTATTTTCTGATCAATTATGGAAAGCAGATAGAAATATTGATGCAGATGCATTACAAAGTTTTAGTAATCATTCGTCAAATGCACAAGCAAAAGAAGACGATTACAACACAGATACCCAAGAATATCCAACTATTGAATATATAGTCCGCGGAGATTATACGCTAGGTGCTAACTCAGATACTGATCATATTTTAATTAGAGCAGAGAAAGAACAATTTGAAGGAACAAAGCCTGGAGATATATTAACTCTAAAATGGAACAAGTATACAACAACAGCACAAGCTGGTACAGAACCATTTAACGGAGATACAACGCTTACAGAATCTTTAATCAACGGTAATCATACTATTGTAGATAAGGTACAACATATCATTCATATTCAAAGTGCGTTAAGTGTGCCAGATGCTGGTACAGAAATTACTACAGATACATGTAGAGCAACTATAATGTACCGTAGAACAAACAATGAAAATGAAATGACTATGTACATCAAGGATGT